CTTTTCTTGGAGTGAAAGTATCTGGATCGTACACTAGTGGAGTCATGATTAATGGCACATATGGAGCAAATACAGCACCTGCTTCCAAGAATTGTCCACCTCTATAACCCATTAAGATAGTGTTTTCTTTCATGTAAGGGTTTTTATAAACAGTGTATCTGTTATTGATAGCACCTGCTTTCTGAACACCAAACGCGTAAGAAGCTTTAGTAACATCACCATCAGAGTTTGAAGCATATCCTGGGATTGATTCTAAAACAGTAGCAACTGTTGGAGAACATACTAAGAAATTAGCTCCACCTCTTAATGTTTTCTGGTGAATGATGTTAGATAACTTCTGCATTTTAGTTCCTAAAGTTTGGAACCATTGTCCTTGAGAGTTAAAGAAACCTAAGTTAGTGTTAGTGAATCCAGAACCATCTAATGCTTTGTTATTCTCAGCAGTCCAGTACTCAGTACCTGCAGCAGCAGAATCTATTAACATATCTAATACTTCTAAATCGATCTCTAATGAGATATATTCACTCATGATTGAAGTTAACTCAGCTTCAGCATCTAGAGAATGGTAAGCGTTCAAGTCTTGAGCGAACTCAGGAGTCCAAACAGCTTTTAATTTTCTAGTTTTAGCAACGATTGCTTCACTTTTCATTTGAACATTAATTTCTGGGATAGCGATTGGATCGTTTCCAGCGTTTAATGCAGTGTTTCCATCTTCGAAATCACCTCTGCTTGCATCAGTTGGTTGTAAAGAGAATACAACATCAACAGCATCAGTAGCAACAGCTAAATCTTTAGCAGCTACGAATTCGATATTAGCACCATCAATCTTAGTGAATGCAGGTAAAATATCTGAAGGTGAGATAGCAGAAGAAGTTAAATAGAAACCTCTGATTGCTTCAGCATCGTAATTAGCACCTAAAGCAGAAACTGGAACTGAATATACTGCTAAATCTCCAGCAGCAGCTGAAGCAGAGTAAGCACCATCAGCATTCAAATCAGCGAACCAATCTGCAGATGCAGTAGCAGCTACAGCAGTAGTAGATGCAGTATCGTTGATAGAATATCCAAATCTTCCAGCACCATAAGCACCACCTACGCTATCGTTTCCAAATGGAGCATTTCCACCTTGGTCACCATACATAGAATCACCTGAAGCGAAAGGAGCTTTAGTTGTTCCATATTGGAAATCTAAGTAAAACACTAGTCCTGAAGGTAAGTTCATTGGTTGAACAGAAACAAATTCTTTAGTTGAGATTTGTCCGAATACCTTTCTAACTAATGGTAAAGCAACACCAGCCCATTGAGCACCTGTTCCTGGTGTGAAGCTTCCTCCACCACCACCGGTGTTTGATTCTTCCATTACTAATTGCTTAGCTTGGTTTTCAAGAATCATAGACATGTTGTTCTTGTCTGTTTCAGACCCAAGACCTTCTAATAGTCCTGTTTTGGCCCATTTTCCCGCTAATCTAGCCGCATCACTTTGAAGTGATTTATACGGGTTAGCGCTTTCTAATAATGATTGTAATTGTGACATTTTTTATTTAAAATTTAGTCTTTAATAATACCTGCAAGTTTCTGGAATCTGTTTACCATTTCATTTGATTCAACAATTGGTTGTTTTTCAACTTTAGGTTTAGATACTACTTTAGAAGCAGATCCAATAATTCCTTCGTTTACAGCTTTTCTTCTAGGTTTTGCATTAATACTTTCTGTTAATGTTTCGAATACAAGTTTTGCTTCGTTTACATTAGCAACTTTTTCAAATGCAGTTAAAACTTTTGCTTTCTGAGATTCAGAAAGTGATTTTGTTTTAAAAATCTTATTTGAATATAACAATTTAGCGTTTAACAAATTGATTTCGTTGAGTTCTGTGGATTGTGCTTTGATTGTGTTGATAGCTTCTTCTAATTCAGCTTTCAATTCATTTACAGTGTTCTTCAACTCAGCAACTTCAGTGTTTTCAGCAATTTCCATATCCAACATATCGTCTTCAATTCCAATTTCTTCTTCACCTTCCATTTCTTCGTCTTCAACACCTTCACCAGCTTCTAATTCACCAGCTTCAACCATGTCTTCGATAACACTTTCAATAAATGCTTTTAGATCTTCTTCTGTCATGTCCTCTAAGTCAATCTCTTCATCTTCTTCTGCTTCTTCAGCTTCTTCCTCAGCTTCTTCAGCCTCGTCTTCATCTGCTTCAGCAACAGTTTCTGTTTCTTCGATTTCCTCTTCGTTTACAACAGTAGTTTCTTCTTCAAGCTCTTTTTCGATTTCTGCTAAAATTTCGTCTAAGTCCATCTCTTCTGCAACATCAGATTCTTCGATTTCTTCAGCAACTTCTTCAGTAACTGTTTCTTCGATTTCTTCTTCTTTAGCTTCAGTAACTTCCTCTTCTGAAATTTCAACTTCTTCTTTTACTTCTGCTTCTTCTGCTTCGTAAGCATTCTCCATCTCTTCTAATTTCGCAGCTAGCATTGCTTTGATTGGTGGAGTTAATGCCTCTTCTAAAGCAGCCTTAGCATTGGCGATTGCTGATTCCTTAACGGCTTTTGCGTCAGCGATTGCCTCTTTAAAAAAGTCTCTGTTCATTTTCCTAAATTTTTTTTGGAAACTACGTTTATTTGGAAACGTAATGTAGAATTAAAAATAACAAATAGATGTCATATAAGAG